GCGGATTGATGTTAAATGCACTGCATTTATACAAAAAGAAAATGCCATTTTCTGGTCGGGAAAATGACATTTTAATAAGTTGCAGTGCAAGTAACATAATCACGCAGTTACATTATGCGAAATCAGTCTAATTAAAATCAGATTTTCCGTTTTTACAACCAAGGTAATAGAAAGTACCAGTAGCAGTTTTTTGTTTAAAATTACTTACAGGTTTTAAAACTACTGGTATGGGTTTTTTTCTAAAAAGATGTAATATTTTGCCAATCATTATTTTTTACTCCAACGAAATATCAATAACTTAATTTTCTTCAGGATCTCTCCAGGACAAAGATCACTTGGAAGATAATGCCAATCAATCTTGCAATGATCTAACTATAAATGAAATAGTAAAATAACAAACTATAAGAGCTAAAGCCCCAAACCCAGCTAAGTATTCCATAATTACCTCAGTTCGCGCCTACGGACGCTCTGTTATTACTGTTTTATATCATAAGGGAGCTTGTAATCAGAGAGAAGAAATTTCAATGTTTTAATCGCTTCTCGTCACTCGTAGACACTCGTTTATTAAAATCCTTTAAAACCTGCTAAATCATTCGCGCCATTCGTTACGTTTGCGTTTAAACGTGGGTCTACACTGTTGTTCTGTAATTGCTGTGATTGTAAGTACTGTTCATATTTCGCATACTGCTGCGGAGTCATAGAAACCTGTTGAGTAGCTTGTTGATTATCTTGCGTAGTATTGTTTTGAGCAACCATTTCATTATTTTTCTCTCTAAAGTAATTGTAAGGTCTATCACCGTCATCAATTAATCGTTTGCATGCTGATGGGTTTATATCGCTAATCTTTGTACCTTGCTCCGTATATGCTGTGTATTTACCGTTATATTTAATACAGCCAGCAAATTTAGGTAATGAAGTCGCTTGATACTCTCCAGCAACCTTACTGTTGTATGGATCGGCTGGGTTATAACTGATTTTATATGTCGCATTGTATTGAGATTGCTGTTGTTCGATCTGTTGATTACGATTTTCTGGATTTTGTAAATCTCTATATTGAGCTAATGTAACACCCATGTTTTTAGCATTTTGTTCATCAATTTGATCTTGGGTTAGCTGTTGTGTATTTTGAATCGGTTGTTGAGCTGGAGGATTATTTGAGGCAACTTGTTCCGTTTTATTGCCAAACAAACCGAAAAAACTAGTACCTAAAATCTTGTATGAACCAAAACCAAGCAAAGCAACAATAAGACATGAATAACCAACAAGCTCCATCGGAAAAGACTTTCTAACTTGATGATTTTCAGATGATTTATAGAATTTAAATAAATGCTTTGGATATTTCCAAAGTTTCTTATTTAGTGCAATTTGAGCTGTAGATTTAGACCATGTTGTCATAGCCTCACCAAATTCCCAAATAAGTGCAGCGTCCATACCAAATTTACGACGCATGACAAAATGCGTTGTAACAGAAGCTAAAACGTCAGTATTTAACTTGGTTACACGTTGGGTAATAAAATAGATTTCTATACCGAAATGGCCATGTAAAAGTAAGGCTCGCCCAATATCTCTAATTTCTTCTTTTTTGGCATCTAATGCTTTTTTATATGCTTTTTCAACTGTATCAATTTTCTGTTTTCTTTCTGATACAGTTAAGTTAGGTTCAGAATTAATTTTTTCTATAATGTCATCAAACTGGAATCTGTTTTGTAATTCATAGTTTTTAAGTAAATCTTGTTCAGAAAATGCGGGATGCTCATGTGCTTCGTCCCAAACTAGGACTGAACCATTGGGCAGATCACGCCAATCAAAAGGATCTCCTAAACTTGAAGATACAGAAATAACACCATCAATGTTTATCCCAACAATATTGGTATATACCTGACGACCCTTGTTTAACTCATCAAATATGCACTTGATGACATAGAGTGTTTTTCCAGTTCTGATGGGTGCAGATATTAAAATACTCATTATTCCGCCTTGCCTATAAATACTTTAGACATTTTTATAAATGCAGCTATAGCCATTGCTGACATAATCACACTCATTGATTGAGGTATTTTTAATATGCCGAGAACCCCCAAAACATCGGCTGGTAGGTTTCCATATAAAGATTGCATTTCACTTTGAGCCATAGCCACAAGATCGTCTACTTTTGAATATGTGTAGACAGCCAATCCAGCACCAACAAGAATTTTTAAGATGAATGAGGAAGCAAAAGAAGCCATAAACCACATGGCTAGACGAAGTAAAAAAGCTGGCATTTTTAACTCCTTAAAACTATGTTTGATGCGTAAATGTACGCACAAATCAGAATTAAATTACCGAGTAAACCTAGGTAATAGCACCATTCAGAGAAATTAAAGGTATAAGAAAATGCACGACGACCAAGAAAGTTCATGCTTAGTGTTTTATTGGCTGGGCATTGAGCTGAAGAAGCAAAAATAGTTTCTGAAAAGTTACCTGCATCAATGGTTTTAATATCTACTTTGGTATCGCCATTTTCAGGAAACTCACTGTCTTTGCCTTCTTTGAGGTAGTCTTTTATGTCTTTGAGATGACCATTACCTTCTTTGATACCGTCATTAATACCATCAAGTTTTTTGCCATTTTCCTTGGTTGCTTCAGTACCCGCATTAACAGCATCAACTGTATTTTTTCCATTGGAATTGATGGCATCGACAGTATTTTTACCGTTAGCATTCACGGAATTAGAGACTTTATCACCGTTAGCATTGACTGAATCTGCAACAGCATTTATTGAAGAATTAAGATTTGAAACAGCATCTTTTACTGCATTTGTTGCAGTGATATTGTCTTTAACAGCATTCGTAACTTTGTCACCGTTGGCATTAACTGCTTTAGTATTATTGTCTACAGCACTCGTTACAGCAGAAACAGTGCTATTTAATGCATCTACAGAAGCTTTAACAGCATTTGTCGCAGATGTATTTGCATTTACTGCACTTGTGACAGCATTTGTATTGTTGTTTACAGCAGTCGTTACAGCATTGATTGTATTGTGTAAACCATCTACGGACGATTTAACAGCATTTGTTGCAGCAGTATTATTATTAACTGCATTTGTGGTCCCGTTTACTGCATTTGCAACCGCAGTGATAGACTGGTTGATAGTGCTAATACTGCTATTAATTGAATTAACAGCATTATTAATAGAATTCGTTATTGCAGTTTTTGAGTCATTAATTGCTGCAATGATTCTTGAATCATCAAATTTTCCACCACCATCATTAGGATTGTTATTGGGGTCGTTGGGGTTTGGCTTTGTTGGGTCAGGATTGTTTTTTACACAGATTTGTTTACCGTTGAATGAACCACTAGTGTATCCAGTGGGACAACCTGTAGGGGGTTTGTCGCAATAAGCTTCACCACTTTTACAACCATCGGTTGGAGGTGTGACATTGTCCGGATATGGAGTCTCTGGGGCTTCAGTTGCAGTTGCTGGACAAGAAGCATCTTTTACACCATCACCAAACATGAGCTTCATTTCATCTGAAGTAGAACCAGCAGTCATATTTGGATTTTTATATTTACAACCTTTGTAACATGCTGTTTGATTTTGAATCTTAGTTACATATGCAGTGGTTTGATCTGCATTCCAATTTGTCCAGCCTGGAACACTAATTGGTTTTGAATAAATATATTGTGCAGAACATTGAGAAGCTGTTTCTATTAATTGATACTGACCATAAAGTGAACCATTCTGATAAAGTTTACAATTTGTACCTTCGACTTGATATGTAAATGAAGATGAAACACGATCTCTATTCGCTTTACATGCAGCATCCTTTGTTTCAAATACTCCATAGTTTTGCCCAAGGATTTCAAGATACCAATCAGCTTTTGCATTAAATGAAATAAGCAAAAAAAGAAAAATCAAATATTTAAAAAATTTCATGGTGTAATTCCTTAAATATTTCACTTAAGCAATCGAGAAAAAGCGATGCAAAGAATGATCAAAATAAACCAGTTAAGTGTTGACTCATCCATTGCATCGCCCCCAATTAACGACTAAAGAAACCGATAACTTTACGAGCCGAGAAAATCAAAACGGCAATTGTTAATACGAATGTCGCACCTAGTTCAATGTTTGAATTTGCATCTGAACCTGATGTCGCAGCACCTACGTCCAGAGCAAAAGCAGGACTTACAGCCCCCATTAAACCCACAGAAAGTACAGCACCAGTGCCGTATTTACTGATGTTTTGACGATTAATAACGTTTAAACGTTTTTGAGTTTTTTCATTCATGACATTTCTCCTAGTCATAGAAGTCGTTGTATTTGTTTGACTACAAAGACAACAACGAAGATGCTCACAGCCCACAAAATTAAAGTGTCTCTGTCAGCGGTTGTTAGAGTTGGAACAAAGGAATGCTCAACCCATTTGAGGCATTCATTCGTTGCCGAATTTACTTCTTCACAAAGGAACGCCATTTTTTCTAATTTCCAAATATTTGAGTGTTAGTTTGTAGATGAAATACATGTGAGCAAGTATTCCAAATATGAAGAAATACCAAACGATGTAGTCCATAACCTACCCTCGACACTGGTAATAATGGACACAGTAAAACGCATGATTTTCGAATTGTTTTCCGCATTTCTTGCATTTATAAATATACTGTGTCATGATTATTATTACTCTAAGTTATTGATTTATTTACATATTATACATTATACGAAATGGTATAATTATACCTTTGATAACTCAGGAGTTTTTTGATCTTGAACTTTCTTTTCTTCTAACTGCAATGGCTTACCGTCACCAGTGGTCTTGTAATAAATATTGCG